AAGGGTGTGAATACCCGTTCCGTCATCCGTTATGGACGAAGCATTTAAGCTACCTTGAATGGTTGCCGTGGAAACCCCCGTATAGTGTACCCAAGCCTTCGCAGACCCATTGACCACATAGCCTGTGCCTACGGTTGTTGTGCCATCGGTGATGTTGCTAACTGATAGAGTACTCATGCTAGGTCTCCGTGTGAAACTAAGAACATTTCGTCAAGGCTTGCAGCGCTACCAGCACCTGCTGTCGAACTTACATAAGCACCAAAACAACGCTGAGTGCTGCTAGTGTAGTACCCAGCGTCAGTAGAACCTTGAACACCCCTAAAGTCATTCTCCCCGGCGCCTTCACGATGCCCGTAGGTCGTAATATAAGTAGCATCACTAAAGCTGCTGGTGTAGTTCGTGCTTGTAGACGCACTGCCGTTATCCACAATGCTAGACACATTGAGACTTTTTTGGATAGTGGGCGTAAGCTGGTATATGTTTACATACATAGCCGCAACGCCTGACACTGCACGACTAGCTGTTTCACCCGTGGCTTGGATGTTTGTGACCGTTATCGTACTCATGCTAGGTCTCCTGTTACCATTGTGCCAACAGGAAGATCCGTTCTTGTTGTGTTATCATAGGTAAAAGTGTTGTAAGAAGATGAGGCTTGGTCGCTAATAGTGGTAAATCTATCCCCCGAAGTACCATTACAAGTCCCTTGAGCCGCATAGTTTCCATCAGACATATCATTTGTAAAGTTCACAGTAGTCTGACCTGTTGTAGCGCCATCTACAGTTGAAGCTACGTTAAAGCTATCTGCTAGAATTGAACTGCCGTCATACCTAGCCCAAGCCTTCGCAGCACTCTGCTTCGTCAGCGTAATCGGCCCAGTACCAGCCGCATCACTTATTGTTGTTGCTCTAATCTCAGACAATGGACAGGTTCCCTCCGCTGGTGACAGTCAACGTCACACCAGATGCCACGGCCAACGGGCCAACAGCTACAGCGTTCTCAGTCGCGTCAATCGTTACATTTGTATTCAAGGTCTGCTCATGCGCCCTGAAAATATCACCAGCCGCCGCAGAAGCACCAATCGTGCCGCGCTCGCCTTTATAACGACCGCCGTTGCTAATCGTATCCGCGTCCGCTGTATACAAAACCACATCCAACGTGTCGCTCGTTGAAGCGCCAGAGGTCAAAACAATTTGAGTACCCCCGGATGTGGTGAAATCAGTGCCATAAACCAGCTTCACGCCGTTTAGAAACACATCTAAAAACTTATCCACAAATCCAATCGTGGTAAATGTGGTCTGTCCCGAAGTCGCCACAAAAGTCTGACGCGTCTGCGTAGACTGCGGGGTTGGGATTGTGCCAATATAACCAGACATTAGGGTGTCTCCTGTGCCTCAAGATGCGCTGCATATGCGTCTTTAACAGCTTGTGTGTGTACGGCTGCACAGATGGCTTGAACCTCTGCGCTTTCGCCTGTGATGTCTGCATCTGGTGCAACTACATGGCGTGAGAAGGATCGGCTGATCTCTACACCGTCACGCTTGATGACCGTGGCTGTACGCACCTGAACGTGCTTGAAGTCGCCTACGATCTCTATTTTGTCTTGTACTGTTTCTTCTGTTAGCATTTTTATCTCCTATGCTTGGACTGACTACCCTGTGATCCAACAGGGGTGGTTATGATGTTCTTGCACTACACTTTATAAAAAAGAGAGGCTCGAATGAAGGCAGGATTCGTGCTTAGAAGGTTGCCGACTGTGAGGTTTGTTGTGGTAGTGCCGTTTCGGGTGAAGGAAAAGTTAACAACTGTTTGACTTCCGCCCACACTGACTACTGGGTTAAGTCCACCAGATGGAACACTGACGCCGTAGAAATCAAAAATAGCCCTGTCCCCGTCTGGCTGATTTGTGCTACTACGAGTGAAAGGTAGACCGGAAACAGTGACATTACCGCCCCCGCCAGTTATCGAAGACCATCTTACCTCAAAGGAAACGAACACCGTGTCACCGACCTTTGTATAAATGCCGCCAGTGTTTCCTGTTACGAGATTGGGTGACGGATCACCAGAGCTACCCCGAATAACAGGCGTCCAAGTCCCCTCTTCATAATCGTCCAGCTTATTAGACGACCCAGTGCCGCCAAGGTAGACGCCGCCAGACAAAGTAGCATTAACACCTGTGATGGCCCCGCCTACATCCAGCGCACCGCCAATGTCAGCATCCCCGCCAACAGTCGCAGCCGTGGTGCTTAATAAAACCGCCTTGGTTCCAACATAACCCGCCATTAGGTTTGCTCCAGTACGCTCAAAATCACATCCGCAGAAGATGCTGTGTCAGATGTTACCACAACAGTGTCCGTTGTCTCTAGGATTATTTTACCATCCAAAACCGATAAGCCGCTGCCAGTAGGAATCGGCGCGTCCTTAACAACATAAGCTCCCGCGCACTGGACATCTATTAGAATCTGAGCCGAAGTCCGGTTAGCAACCGTCAATCCAATCGTTACCGCCGTTGTTGAGGACGGAACCGTATAAACAGTGGTCGCTCCAGTTCCTACCGAAGTAGACGTATAGTTTTTAAATATGTTTGCCATCTAAGCAATCCTTTATCCAAGTGCGATAGCCAACGCTAGCGCAGTGCCAGCTTGGTCTACATCAAGATTTGTTCGTGCCGCCGCCGCAGTAGAAGCGCCTGTACCACCATCCGCAACCGCAAGATCAGTAATACCCGTAATGCTCCCGCCCGTAGCAGTAATGTTTGTAAACGTACCCGCCGCCGCGCTGTTGGCTCCAATCACGGTGCCGTCTATTGAACCGCCGTTAATATCAATCGTAGTAACTGTGCCTAAGTTCGACCATGTTCCAGTTAAAGAACCACCGCCCGTAGCGTTCAGACTTGTGAATGTACCCGCTGCCGCTGTTGATCCACCAATAACCGCGCCATCTACAGTGCCGCCGTTGATATCCGCAGTAGTCAAAACCGCTGAACTAAACGTCACAACCCCAGTACTGTTGGCAATCGAACCCGCCGCAGTACCGTCTTTGGCCTTGATGTTCGTAACCTCAATGTTGGTTAAATCTGCGGTAGTCGTAGCAACCGTGGCAGGCAAGCTAACTGTAAGAGTTTGACCCGACGCAGACGTTACGATCTGGTTGGCGGTGCCGCTAATATCAAGAGTCTGACTGTCCAGATCAATCGAACCCGTGCCGCTGTCCCCTTGGAAATCTAAATCTTGCGCCGTGACCTGAGAATCAACATACGCCTTAATAGATTGTTGCGTAGCCAACTTTGTGGCGCTGTTAGAAGACATGTTGTCTTCATCTAAAACACCGTTGACGGTGGTCGAACTAGCAATGTTTACGCTTGTGCCCACAGTCAAAGTGGTGCCTATCGCTGCGGCACCCACAACATTTAAGGCGTCAAAGTGAGCGTTGTTAAACACGTTTGCCGCAACCGACCCTGATCCAGAGCCGTTAAAAAACACAACCGCAGTTTTACCCGCAGGAACTTCGTAATCATTTGAAGCGTTGTATGTACCCTGAAACAACAAGATGCTGCGCGAACCCGATAGGTTATTGCGCACATAAACAATTTTTTCGGAATCGCTTGGGGTAAGCTGTACATACGCCGTGCCGCCCAAGTCTCCACCATCGCCAAAAATAACCAAGCGATTACGCCCGTTGGACGCTGCGCCGTCTGTAATAGGCAAGCCGTTTGGAGAACCTGACGATCCCGTTGCAGCCAGAGTTATCGAAACTTGACCGTCCAATGCGGTATCGATCAGACTCAAGTTTGTATTGGTAGTGTCACCCCATGTACCGGATTGTTCGCCTGTGGCGATAATCTCAATACCGTTGTTTAAAGTATATGTACTAGGCATTTAATTGTCCTATGCTGCTATGTCATCCCAATTTGGAGTCTGAGACGGTGTTTCGTCGCTCCAAGCCGGGGTGGAAGATGGCTCGATTGGAGTATAGCCCGGATTTTGATTTGGAGCAATACGTCCCCATACAAGAACCGGATTTACTAAACCCGTGGCTTCTACTCCCGTAACTTCTATATTAGCCTGTGCGTCTATCGTAACCGCGCCCACTTGAGCGTTAGCTTCTACACCAGTAACAGGAACCTTAATAAAGATGCCAACGTGGACCTCGCCAACACCGCCAACGGCTTCAAGGCCCGTGACTTGAACATCGGCCCCCGCAGCAACCGTAACCTCTCCAACGGCTGCGGTGGCCTCAAGGCCCGTAACGGACACATTGGCATCCGCCTCAACAATAACGCCACGGTCTGTTTCGTTGATGATGTCTGTGGAGCCGTTAGTACCGTCAAAGTGTAAAAGTGAATTTGTATCGCCATCTACTGCGTAATTTGCAGTCGGCTCTGTGAAGGAGGTGCCCCCGTAACGAGCAACTGAAGACAACCGCAGTTCATCAATGTACCCATTGAAGTCACCAAAGCCATTTTTACCAATAGCAAAAACGCCATCATCGGGGCGGTTTCCAGTAGAACTGGATTGCTCTAACACTCCGTTTATGTAAAGCCTGTGAACATTTCCTTCTCTTTCGACAGAGATCATAGTCCAGACATTTGCAGAAATTCTGGTGCTAGATAAGAAGAGTGTTGTTGACCCTGCAACAGTGCCTTGTACCTGATCTCCGATCAAATACACATTAAGCAGAGAGCTTGTACCTGACTGCCACAAGCCTTTGTAGCCTGTAACACTTGTCGGACGAATCCACATATCTACTGTGAAATCACCAGAACTTAGGTCAATGTTATTGTCAGAAGTTACAAAGTCGTCCGTGCCATCAAGCAGTAGTGAAGATGGGCCAAACTTAGCTTGGGCAGTGGAAAGCTGCGCAGTTCCATCTGCCGTAAATGCCGGGCCACCGCCCGTTGGTGTTATAGCCTCTGCGGAAACACCAGTGACCTCTACTGTTGCACCACGCACAACAGAAGCAGTGCCAACCTCACCCGTAGCCTGCAATCCAGTAACCGGAGTTGTAGCTTGCGCCACTACCGTAGCAGAACCAACGGCTCCCGTGGCCGAAACGCCCGTAACATTTACCGTTGTGACATTATCGACAGTAACCGAGCCAACGGATCCCGTGGCAGCAACGCCCGTGACATTCACAACTTCGTTTTCGTCTACGGTGACTGAACCAACCGCTCCGGTCGCGGACACGCCCGTGACGGAAACATTCGCCGCCGCATCGACCGTAACCGAACCAACGGCTCCGGTGGCTTCAAGCCCCGTGATTGGGACGACAGAAGTTCCCGTGGTCGTTGCCTGACCAACCTGACCAGTACCCGCAACGCCTGTTGAAGAGATGTCGGCCTTTGCAACTACCGTAACCGAACCACTGCCTGCGGTGGCCGATACACCCGTAACAACCGCGTCGATGCTAATGGATGCGGTGGCATTCCCAACCTGACCAGTACCCGCAACGCCTGTAACCGGAAAGGCTACACCTTGTAACACCCCGGCCTGACCAACTTCTCCAGTAGCCGACACGCCAGTAACAGAGGTGTTGGCAACCGCCGTCGCAGTAACTGCGCCCACAACTCCAGTAGCCGACACGCCAGTAACGGAAACATCCGCTGAAGCCGTCGCAGTAACTGCGCCCACAACTCCAGTAGCCGACACGCCAGTAACAGAGGTGTTGGCAACCGCCGTAACAGTGACCCCGCCGACTCCACCTGTAGCTTCTAAGCCTGTAACTGGAACTATGCCCTGACCAGTAGCCTGCGCAGTTCCAACCTGACCAGTAGCCGCGAGTCCTGTAACCGATACATTCGCGTTGGCTGCAACTGTAGCAGAGCCAACTTGTCCTGTACCTGCCAGACCAGTTGGAGATACCGAAGCATCCCCAATAACAGTAGCGGAGCCAATACCTCCCGTAGAAGATACGCCCGTAACAGAAACGCCCGCTGCGCCAACTATAGTGACCGAACCAACACTTCCTGTGGAGGAAACGCCCGTAACAGGCACATCACTTGCGCCAACTACAGAAACAGAGCCAACACTTCCTGTGGAGGAAACGCCCGTAACAGATACGCCCGCATCTGCCGTAACAGAAACAGAGCCAACATTTCCTGTGGAGGAAACGCCCGTAACAGATACATTCGCAGCCGCCGAAGCGACCGCAGTTCCAACCTGACCCGTAGCAGATACACCTGTTGGGAAAACATTTGCTTCTGTTGTTATAGAAACAGAACCAACATTTCCTGTGGCCTCGACTCCAGTAACAGGCACATCACTTGCGCCCGCTACCGTTACCGATCCGACCTGTCCTGTAGCAGATACACCAGTAACTGTTACAGGAAGAGGGCTACTCCAAGCCCCTTCAGACCATGTGCCTCGACCCCAACCTGCAATAAGTGCCATTTCGGTCGCCTAAATGATTTAGGCTATGCGAATAATAGCGTTACTAGAATCAGCAGTTGGGAAGACGATTGTGAAATCACCCGCTGTAGACGTTTTGTCTCCACCGAAATCCAACACAACGAGTGTCGGATTCGTCAAAGAAATCGAATCCGTGTTTGGAGTGGTGTTGTAAATCAACGCACCACGAGCAGTTATCGTCGCAGTCGAAAACGTCAGGTCAGAAAAATCTGTCAACGCTGTCGTACCCGAAGAAGTTGGGTCCACGTTAGTCAGCGTTCCGCCGCCTGCGCTATAACCCGTTCCACTAACTTCGTTAGTGGCGGTATACGCAGTAGTTGCCGCATTAAAAGATGCGCTGTTTGTGTACAACGCTAGCTTCAGTGTATCCGCACCGTTCGCTAAGTCGTGGGCACCAAACAAGAGTTCTTTCTTGAATGAGGTGCACATAAAATTGCCGCTAAAGGCCATATCACAGTCTCCTTATAAGTTCCGCAAGTTCTGGGTGCCCTGCTTCTGTAATTGCATTATATACCGTAGTTCTGTCACTTTTGATAGCCTCTCTTAAATAAAACTCGACTACCTTCATAATTTGACGTTCAAACACACGAGCTTGATCACGAATCGCAAGAGGTGCAGTGTCTGAAACATTAACAATTTTAGCTACGCAACGCTGCGCAACTTCTTCAGGCGTAAAGCCCCTGTTATCAGATGTATGAACCTCAATGCCAAAATTTTCTGGCAACCCAATATCTAAAGCAGGTATCATGTTTTCTCCCTAAGAATAAGTCCAGTACGCATCTTGAACGCACGGGCCTGCGCTTGTATCGCAGGGTGCACCTCAACCTTGAAATCCAGTGTATCACCTTTTGCTCTAGGAATCATGATCTATTTCTCACAACTGGGCCTCTGCGGTACTCATCAATAGTCTCTTGAGCTTCGCCCAAGTTCTTCAACCTAGATACCGCTTCCACGAACCTTTGGTTATACATCTGCATTACGTTAGCATCGCCCTTCATGTAAATGTAAGCCTCAATCAAGCAAGCATACAACAACGCTAACTCTGCGTTCTGTGACAACCAAGTCGTACCATCTTCCGCCCCGGATGTAATAGAAGCAGGGCGATATAGATAGTGAATATCTACGGTATAGCTGGCGTCAGGCGTTGGCGCAATAATAAAGTTATCCACATCAAACTGAGCATAATACTTGGGTTGCCCTGTCGTTGCAGCATCCGGGGTGTACGTCTGTACAAAATCCAAATCTTTATACAACAAAAACTCTTTGCTGCCGCTTACGTCGATGCTTAAAGAAAACGGCGCAAGGAAGTCTGACGGAGCAGCAAGGTACTCGTTGCCGCTGGTCATGTTTCCAAACTGATTCTTTTGGAACAAGTTAAGCTGCACATTTTTTAAAATGCGTTCCTCGGCAAGACGGATAAACAGCGGAAGATTGTTGACAAAAGATGTCTCGTCATTCTCCGTATAATCCTGAATAGCCTGCTTTAGCTGCGCGTATGTAAAACTCATGTCGTTACCACCGTGACTGTTCCAACTGAACCTGCTGCAACTAATTCGTTGTCAGGAGAGATCCCTGGTTGATAGTTAAATCCCACAGGGTTCCAGCCCCACTGCACTGCCCGTTGCTCGGAAAGCTGCGTCTCAGGACGAGGATCTCGTAAAGCCTGCGGATCTGGATACGCCTTGGGTGGATACAACTGCGGATGTTTGGGCTCGAACTCGTCTGGGCCAACCTTGGCCCCCGTCCACTCCACCTTCATCTCACGAAGACGGTAACGGCGACCAGACCGATCAGATATACCCCAAGCATTTTTACCGCTAGCGTATGCCATTATACCCTCAAGTAACTCAAACTAGGCTGCAGTTTCAAAGGAGTCCGACCTTGGTCCTCGTCCGCCGCACGTTGGAACTCTTCTTCATATACCGTCTTCAACAATTGAACGCGCTCCGGCGCACGTTTCATCGCCATGTAATAGGCCAGCCCTGCAACCATACAAGGGAAAAAACGAAACGGCATGTCTGTTGTATTAACCAAAGAATCGGCATCTTCAATCCGACGGACATAATAGTAAATCAACTGATCCGTTGAGTTCTCTGGTACAGCCCAAAGGTTGATTACAGGATCAATCTGCCTGTTCAACCAATACTGGCTAGTACGGCCTTGAGTCGTTTTATTCGGAAGCGTTGCATATTCACCACGGCTAATACGCTCCACCTCAAAGTCCGTGCCATCTCGACGAACCACAACATCAAGAAGATCCACCACATCATCCAGCAACGTCTCTTGCGCTTGACCCTGGGTAAGGGTGATTGTCCCCTGCTTAACTGTCCACAGGTTTAACCCACGGTTAGCCCAGTCTGCAAACATCAGATTCAAGGACCTACGCGCCGTGCGAGCATCGTAGCCCGTGCGGACCTCGAGGCCACAGCGTTCATACGCTTCTTCAATAACCTCGCCTACATCGAGGTTAAAATCTCTTGAACCTGAAGTTGCCATCAGCTGTTTCCTTTAAACGATCCGCC